TGACAGAGAAGCTTAAGATGGCTGCTTATAGTCCTGAAGGACGTATGGGCTTGCAGGTTCTTATGTTTGCTCCAGACTGGACTATGTCAACTGTTCGTGCTGTTTCACATGCACTACCAGAGAAAGCCTTTGCTCCTGCGACTTGGGATCTATCAGCAGGGTTACAGGGATTATTACATCCCTTAACTGAGGGTGATTATTCTAGACAGTACATGGCAAGGTTTGCTTTTACATCGTTAACACTGGCTAACGGACTTAACGTTGCTTTATCTGGTAAGTATATATGGGAAAATAAAGATCCGTTTACTATTGATATGGGTGATGGTACATTCCTTAGCCCATTTAAACATGCGGCTGAGTTCTATCATTGGATAACAGATTTTGATAAGACGTTTTATAATAAGCTTGGTTGGTTGCCTAAACAACTTACTGAAGCTGCTTATGATATTCGTAAAGATACACCATTACAAGAACGATTAAAGAACTTTGCTAAGGGTACTGCTGTTCCATTTACTGGATCTTCTGCAACTGATCCTAGACGAACTCTTGGTGAGGCGGCATCGTCTTTTGTTGGTATGCCTGTTACTGGTGTAAAGGATAGGCCTATGCCTGGTCTTTCTAAAATGCAAGAAAACTATGCCCGAAAGATTAAAGCTCTTGGACGTAAATTAGGTATTAAAATTAAAGACGATACGGATAAAGAATGAAAATACTAATCATCGATGCATCAGGCGTATGCCTAGACTTTGCTTTGCGTTGCCAAAATTATGGTCATAAAGTAAAGTGTTTTATTAGACATAATAAAGACGGTAGCCGTTCGATGGTCGGTGATGGTGGACTCATTGAAAGAGTCTCTGAGTGGGAGAAGTATATGAATTGGGCAGATCTAATCTTCTGTACAGATAATGTATTCTACATTCATGGCTTGGAACGTTATCGTGATAAGGGCTATCCTATCCTTGGTCCCTCTGTGGATACCAATCGTTGGGAACAAGACCGCATGCACGGTGCTGATGTAATGGAAAAGGCTGGTATTAAAACCATACCTTCTACAGTGTTTAAGAGTTATGATGATGCTATCAAACACGTTATGGATAATCCTAAACGCTATGTTAGCAAGCCCATCGGTGATGGGGCCAAGGACCTGTCTTATGTTGCTAACTCAGCAGCAGATATGGTGTTTATGTTACAGAAGTGGAAGAAGAGCAATGCCTACAAAGGTGAGTTTATTCTTCAAGAGTTCCACAAAGGTGTCGAGTTCGGTGTAGGTGGCTGGTTCGGCCCAGGTGGTTTCAACAAGCAGTTTTGTGAGAGCTGGGAATTTAAGAAGTTAATGAATGATGATCTTGGTGTCGCTACAGGCGAGCAGGGAACTATTGTTCGCTATACCTCCGAATCTTACTTGGCAGACCAAGTTCTCAAACCGCTTGAAGACTTTCTTCATGGCTTAGCATATACAGGTTATATTGATGTTAATTGTATCATTGATAAAGATGGCTTTCCTTGGCCTCTTGAGTTTACTATGCGACCAGGCTGGCCGCTCTTTCAAATCCAACAAGCTTTGCATCAAGGGGATCCAGCCCAGTGGATGCTCGACCTTGTCAATGGTGAGGACACACTACGTACCAGTAAAGCAATTGCTTGTGGTGTTGTTATTGCTATTCCTGATTATCCTTATTGCAAGATAGCTAAGAAAGATAATGCAGGATATCCACTCTTTGGTGTTACTGAGGAGGATGTAGTTGATGATATTCATTGTGCTGAAGTAATGTGGGGTAAAGCACCTGCGATGTGTGATGGTGAAGTCAAGATGAATGTACCTATGTTTGTTACAGCAGGTGATTATATCTGTACTGTATCAGGCAAAGGAGCTACTGTAACTGATGCACGTGAAAAGTGTTATGGTACTATTAAGAAGAAGATTGAAATACCTAATAGTATTATGTACAGAACTGACATTGGTTGTCGCTTAGAGAAACAACTGGATGTCTTACATGAGTTTGGATATGCAACTGATTGTGATTGGGAATAATTATGTCAACAAATAATCTGCCCCCAATACCACAAGATAGATTAGAAGAAAACCCAAGGTGGCGTGAGTGGTTTCGTAATTTAGGATCATACATTACTGCTGTTCAGTTTGGTACTACTGTATTGCCTATAAGCAGTGGTGGTACTGGAGCAGGATCAGCAGGAGCTGCTAGGTTTAATCTTGGTGTTGGTAGTTTGGGTACACAAAACTCGACAGCTATTTCTGTTACTGGTGGTACACTTACTGGTGTAACAATACCTTACACATGTATTACTGGACTTGCAACAGTAGCACATACAGGAGTATATAGCGATCTTACTGGCACACCAACAGGTGTTACAGCTACTATTACGACTGCTAAGTTAACTGCACTAGGTTCTAATGGTAGTATGACATTTACAAATGGTATTTTAACTGCACAAACGGCAGCGACTTAATGAAGACATCACAAAAAGGTATTGAACAGCTTAAGACATTTGAGGGCTTTCGCACTATGCCTTACTTGGATACAGCTAATAAACTTACTGTTGGGTATGGCCACCTTATGGTGCCTGGTGATGGATTGGTACAAGGTAGTCCAATCACTATGGGACAAGCAACTACTCTACTTACGCAGGACGTTGGGATAGCAGAACGTTGTATAAATACTACAAGTGTCGAGCTAACTCAGAATGAGTTTGATGCACTAGTGTCGTTTATATACAACTTAGGTACTGGTGCTTTTATGCGTTCAACTTTGTTGAAGCTACTTAAAGCAGGTCGTAAAGATGCAGCAGCATTAGAGTTTCCAAAGTGGTGTATGGTTGCTAATGGTCACAGCGACAGTATATTAAAGCGTCGGTTGTCTGAGAAGAACTGTTTTGAGAATGGAGTATATGTACCATGATACGCAAACTAAAGAGAATGTTACGCTCTAGGACAATGATGTTCTCAGCTTTGTTATTCTTATTAGGAGCTATCTCTGATAACTCATCATACATACAAGATTTACTTGATCCTAAAGTGTATAGTGTTTCTATGTTTGTTATTGGTATTATCATAGCATATCTAAGACTAACAACAACCCAACCATTGGAAGACAAATGATCTATATTCTTTATCCATTTCTTGTTGTAATAAACTTAATTGGAACAGCATTAACGTTTCCATTAGCTTTCTTACTTGTGTTGTTTAATACAAAGCAAGATGGTTGGTTAGATAATGCAACTAAGAGGGGCACCGGCCCACGCTTAATTAAACTATTGTCATGGTTTCAAACACCCGATAACAGCTTAGATGGTGATCATACGTTTCAAGTACTTTTTCCACCTAGCTGGTGGTCAAGAGTTCATTGGTTATGGCGTAACCCATTTTATGGTTTTGCGGTAAAGATATTTGATGGTTCAACAGGCATGTCATATTCAGGTGATTTGACTTGTAGTCCCACAGAGCCAGGCCATATTCTTGTTCAAGGACATGGTTTATTTCAATGGGTGTATTACAAGAAGCTTGGTTCTAAGTGTTTATATTTAAACTTTGGTTGGAATATTAAAGCATTGGTTGAGCCAGCTTTTATTACACCAGATCAGTGGCATGATAATACAGCAGTTATTAAGAACTATCCTGCTACATTTGCATTCTCACCGAGGATTGTGTAATGTTTCCAGTACCACTTTCTTTATATATTTATGCGTTCTGTGCGCTGATAACAGGTGGTAGTTTGTTTTATGGTCATTATGAACATACTAAGTATGTTGATTACCAACAACAAATAGCCCTTACTGTACAGCATCAAAAAGATTTAGTTGATCAGGAGAAACAAAGTGCTTCACTTATTACGGACAACATTGTTAGTGGTTACACTAGCTATATTAACAGGATGCGGAACAACAATGGTGCCGGCGGTTTGCGCCCCCTTTCCACAGCCTCCACAGGAACTGATGTCTCCTTCTGCACTCCAGAATTTAGTAACGCCGTTAACGAAACCCAAGTCCAATTAGAATATTTACAGAAGTGGGTAGAAGAACAGTGTAAATTGGGTTGTGCAAAGTAGTCAAGACGGCTAGAGGGTATCAAGAACATAGGGATTTTCCGTCTTTCTATCTATGGTATCAACGAATTGGCAGGCGTAGCTTGTACCCCCTCATCCATTAAATAGCAATAAAAAAGCCACCCTTATGAGGTGGCTTCTTCATTTCTACTTCTTGGTTTCTTCGTGTTGATTAGTGCCACGTATGACTTCACAAGGATAACTGTCTTCCGTCTTTTTAGCTTTAAAGATCTGATCCCAGTTGTTGTCAAACGTTTCTTGGTCTTGTGGGGCAATAGGCTTGTCGCCTTTGCCACCGTCATGTCTACTTCTACGCATTACTTCTCCGTCATAAATATTACTCTAATAAAGATTAGATGTAAGATAATAATGGTGTACATTTTATTATCTTCCTCATAGTCATCAATGTATTCAAAGCCTGTTACAAGGCCTCGAACAAAGTCAAATGATATTTCACACATATTCACAAGCTCCATTTACACAAGCTAATTCATGGTGATTGATTGTAGAGTCGTCTTCTTCGAATGCATTGAACTCTTCCCAACTAATTTCTGGGAATGTGGCTTTAGCAGCTTCGTAGACTTCTTTTGTACAATCTTGATATGGTGCTTGTTGATAAGAGTGATCATTGAATGGTAGGAAACTGACCCCCCCGACATCATCAAAGTTTTTGTAAACCCATGCACCAACTTCCATCCATTCCTCTTCACGTACATATACTGTAATAGATGGATTGTGTTCACACCAGAATTGTTTGAACTTAAGGTAATGTTGAAGTTGTTCTACTGCTGACCACTGCTTACGTAAGACTGAACCTTCAGGAGATTTTTGTGGGAATGAGAAAACAAGGTTACTGTCATTCATCACATCAACTTCGACGGGTACACCTTTTTCTTTAAGGAAGATAGCAAGTGGATCTTTTATATCTGCACGTACAGTGCGAATGTAATAATCACTATGTCTAGGATGAATACCACTAGCCGAGTCAACCAACTGACTAACTGTACCGCTAGGCTTAACAGTAGTAATAGCAGCAGACTGTGGAATGCCAAGCTTAGCGGCCCACTCTTTGTTAGTTTCCACACAAACATCTTTAAGGTGTTTGAGAGCTGTTTCACTTACTTGCTGCCCAAACAAGATATTGTCGAGGATTCCTGTGAGGCTAACCCCAAGGAGCCGTTCTTCTTCTGCGTTTCTTTGCCAGACTTTCCGAATGTATTTGAAATCGGTGAGAGTCGACTGAAAAGTCCCAAGGATTGTAGCAATGCGAACCTTTCTAGATACGTCTTCGATGCTGTCGCTTGATCGTATAACAGCCTCAGTAAGGTTGCAGAATCCGCATGGTCTGAGAATGATTTCACCGCAAGGATTTGTTCCAAATTCGTAATCAGCTTCTCTGCGTCCCGTAGCTGCAGCTTGCAATTGTGCAGATACTCGGTTAAAGATGCCTCGTTCTCCAGATTTTGATTCATATAGTGATTGCCACTCTTTCATAAAGATGCCGATGTCCGGCTTTTCAGTATAAGCTACTGAGTTGTTAGCTAATGCTCGTTGTTTTTCATCTTCCCACCAAGCGCCATTCTTGGCGTTACGCATACGCTCATCCGTCAGATTCGACAAGGAGATCAGAGCACTGCGTCGTACACCCCCAACTACTACAATCTGAGCAATCTTGCATACTAAGTCATGGCATTCTACGGAGTTTAATCTACGTCCAGCTGCTTTCTGAAATAGCTCGATCGCAAACTGGAATAAGTCCATGAGTGGTTTTGGTCCACTGGCACGTCCTCCGAAGGTCTTAAGTCTAGCTCCAGCTGGTCGGACTTTGGAGTAGTCAATTGCAGGTACCAAACCAGTATAGAGTAACCCAAGTAGCTCACGAAGAGCCGTGGCCCACCCTTGCTTCGAATCAGCAACCACAATAGTTGTATCAGTGAGTGTAAACTCTGAAGCGATTTGCGGAAGCTTTTGTACATATTGTCTTTCTACAGAGAAGCCTAAACCAGTACCATTCATGAGAATGAACATAGCTTCGTCAAAGGCACGAATATCATCAATAGGTAAGTAAGAGCAGTTATAACCTGCAATGTTATCACGTTCTAGTGCTGGTCCTGCTGTCATAAGGGCACGCATGGATGGCATTAGATCTAGATTATATATTGCATCGTATACTTCTTTGTATGGGAATGTTTCAGGGAATCGTTTAGCCCAGAAATCACAATACCGAGTTACTGTTTCTCCCCAATTTTCACGCCTACCTGCTTCTGGAATCCAGCGAGCATAGCGTGATTTGTGAATGTATTGCTGATAGTCTGTTAAGTTGTTACTCATCAAATGGTTCTTCGTCCAGTTCTTTTTCTAATTCATCAGCGAGTTCTTCGATTAGATCTTGGAACCGCTCTACAATATCCTCACTAGTGATTTTAAGGATCTCTAGTAAGGATACTTCATCTATACGACGTAAACGGTCGAATATATCTACTAATGTTAGCATTTATACCGATCATCTAGGTCTGGACGTGTCTTGGTCATGTTAGATAGAAACATCCAGCAACAGCCAAGATGATCAATATGTGGAAGGCCACTTTCTGCGTCAATGTCTTCGCCTCTTTGTAAAGCAGCGAGGTGGCGGAGCATAGCAGCAGTGAGACGACTATAACTAATACCATTTCTCCAATTATGTTCGTCATATTTTTTAGCTCCAAAAGTTAATACCTTGGCAAGACCCTCTAGAGCATCGAAGTCTAGGAGATCCATTCTAGGTTTGTCGTTATCATACTTGAGCCCCCCTTCAGGGATCATGTCTTTAATATCGTTTTCTGTAATCATTTGTTTTGGTAATACGCTACCGCTAGGAGCATTACTCCTACTACTAGTAACATACATCTCCTTAATTTGCTTGTCTAATCGAGGCATGCGCCACGTCTGTTTTAGTTGATCTGCTCCAAGTACCACAGTCAGTGCACTGATATCTTTGATAAGTTCCGCTGATTGTCCTTGCGGTGCCTCGTCGTTGAATAGCTTTTGATCCACAGTTTGGGCAAATGTGTTCATCTTTTCCGTCATAAACATTCCGGTTAGGGTGTGATTTAATCCAAGGAAGAACTTTGTGATATACTTTCTCAAGTAATACAACGTCTTGCTTGTTATACTTTTCCATGATCTTCCATGCATTTGGATCGCCATTCATACAGCGTACCCACAATCCATGACCTTCATGTCCTGTTTTAGAGCCAAGGCCTAGTCGTTGTGCTACATAATCAAGTTTGTTAGAAGGGAAGCGGAAGTTACTACGCATTGTCCGTAATAGGTCAATCTGTTTATATGGAGCTGGAGGAGACATATCATTTAACAAGAACTCCTTGTTGAGTGTTGGCATGTCGAATTTAGTGCCATTGTAGTGAACAACAGCATCTGCTTCGTTGATCATAGTGTAAATCCGCTTAAGCATTTTCTTATCGCTGGATTGATGCACTGAATCGAAGAAGATTTCTTTTTCACCTAACCATTTAGCAGCCCAGCACATTACGTACGAAGACTCTTGTAGTTGGTTAATAGAGACGTTCTGTTGCCATAGCCCCCATACGTGAGCCGTATTGGGGCTTGTTTCAATATCTAGTAATAATATCTTCATTATGCTATTGGTTTAATCCAAGTTATTGGTTCTTTGCTATCTAGTGAATATACTTTGACTGGTTCATGACTCATAAGGTCAACCTGACATGCCCAGTATACAGCGTCTTCTGCGGTACCACCAGCACGCATGATTGCCTCAGCTGCATGGATACCACTACCGATTGCCATAAAGGTACGCACAGGTTCCCATTCAATACCATCATCACTTACCTGTAAACCTTCGTCAGTTAATATCATGAACGAGTTGTCATTGTTTTTTAACTTAGGAGGTACTTTACTTTTAGTACGTAGGTATTGTAGGACTTTTTCACAGTCACCAAAGTGACCGGCACCAGCAAACCAACCATCAGGAATTCGTGAACATTTTTCATCGAAGTACTTTGTGTTAGTATCTGTGTCTGAATACTGGCTGTCTGTGACAATGACTTTACGTCTCCAGTCACCTACAATCGTTGTCATGTTATTGAGTAGCGATTGGTGATGGAGCTGTTTCTTTCTTTGGACGACCACGAGCTAGCATAGTGTCTGCATTAGCCCAACAAGCATCAAACTGAACAGTAGATGGATTTTGGTTTTTGTCGAGTAACGCATCAAGGAATGTATTAGCAAATAAGCTACGCTGACTTACTGATACCCCCTCTTTAAAGCCTTCTAAGAAAGCACCCCGCAAGGCATTGTTCATATCTTGATCTGTTACACGTTGTTCGTGTAGTGTGGCAATTGCCATATTATTGCATCCCTTCTGGTCCTTCGACTACAACAACGCTACGTGTGTCAACGAGTTGTACTCCGTTATTAATTAAGATATCCATAGCC